AGAAGAAGGGAAGAGAGGAATTTCCAATCTTTAAGGTCATTTATATCGTCCTTTTCCTGTAACTGCTCTTTCCTGTACCCCTTAGTACGAGCTTTGTTTTTAGATTGTTTTCTTTTATGAAACCTAGCAGATCGTTCTGCTTTTCTATCGTAGCTGCTCACTGGGATGCTCCAACATATATCGTATCAGGCGCTCTTCATACCAACGCGCTTTCCGTAAATCTTCTATAGGCTTGCCTTTGTAGCGACACCGCCAGTTGTATTTAAGGGCATTACCCCTGAGATAACCAATGTACTCATCGTGCGTAAGCATACCATGGATAGCGTCAATACACTCCATGTTGCCGTTGTTGTAGTGTGCTGGACGGTTCACCATGTCCGGTTTGTTGTCCGGTTTATCTACCATTTCACGGGCATTTGCGGGTATATTGTCCGGTTTGTTGTCCGGTTTATCACCAAAGACAGGGTGATTATTATGTTGATCTTCTTGCTCAATTACATGATCTACCCAAGATTTCTTTTTATTAAGTTTATTCCACTCTTCTGGTGTTGCATCGTCAATACTCTTCATTGCATCTCCAAGTTAATCTTATCATTGCGTCTTCTAAACTCTTCAGTGTCCCTTGCAGCCTTATCAATCCAACTGTCAGGGATACTATCTTCACTAAACCACCTGAACCCGTTAGCTGTAGCCCACTCACCGTGTGATCTTTTAGTACCATCCTTACGACGCTTGGCTCCCGGCATAGGGGCTGATGGGTTAGCGAACAAGAATACCAGTTCAGTGTTCTTAGGTAAGATCTTTTTTACCCACACATACTTGTTATACTCTGCGAAGTCCCAGAATCTACCTTTAGATTCAAGAAGGATCTTCTTCCTGCCTATCTTTCTAACAAAGTCAGGCTCGTACTTATGCTCAATAACATATGGAACATAGTCTGTATGATGCTCCCAATCTTTTAAGATTGATTCATGTAAAACCATCTCCCAGATAGAGTCATACTTATTGCCGTCTTTTTTTACAAGCTTTGGACGAGGAACTTTAGATTTGCGCCAGCCGCTAGGCGCTTTTTTCTTAGTGCTAATGCCTCACCCCACGATCTTTTGTGTAGGACTCTAGATCACTCATAGTAATACTATCTATGTTCCTCCCCAAGCATACAAGTCTTTTAATAGATTTACGCACCCATTTAGGAGAATAGAAACTAAGCCACAGATGACCTCTGGCATTGAAATAATTTGTATCAGGAAGATACTGTTTGAAATTATTTATATTAACTTTATCGTGTTCAGACTCAGGGACTATAGTTTTTAGCCATTCAAATAAAATAATTTCTGATTTTCTTGAAATACGTTTACATATTTTAGCATTCATTAAGTGACCTCTGGTACTCTAGGCTGAGATTCAATGTGGGTTAGATATACAGGCCCTCTAGCATACTCAAAAATCCTTAGCCCTTGCCCATCGTTAGAGTCAGCATAACAATCAAGTTTGTAGGGGCAATAAGAACAGCCTTTAGGAAGCTTCATATTACCTGATTTGCCATCAGGTATCGGAGAGTAGCATCGTTCTGGTGGGGTATCAAGTGGTAAAACTGAACGTAAACTATCTATTGTAGAGCCTATGTGGGTTTTGTCAAGCTCTTCAGGTTGGAAAAAAGCTAATTCTCCTGTTTCTTTGTTAATAACAAGAAAGCCACCTTCAGTCGTACCCTCTGCTTCTTCGTACCCAGATAGCTGGGCTATGTAACCAAAGGGATCATCTTCTGGTAAAGTACCGTTAGAGAACTTTTGAAAGGCCCTGCCAGATGCAGTCTTTACATCCACTACCTCACCATCAATCTTGCAGTCCATATGTCCCGATATACCTTTAACCGATACTTCTTTTTGACAGTCTGTAACCTCATGTCCAGAAAGTTTAACCAAGAAAAGCAGTACTTCCTCTAGCAGGTGCCCGTACATAAACTTAATAAAGGTAGGGGGATCTATAGCCCCTCTATCACCATTTCCTGCTTTATTTTCGTACCAAAGTTGACGAGCAGGCTTCCCTATATTAGACATTCTTAAAGTAAATTTTTTATTCCTGTCTGGAACACTTCTCCATCCGTAAAAAATATCTTTAATATTTTCGCCTAGTTCTTCTATGGCTTCGTTAGTTATTTCTATACTTTTATTTTTACATAAAGGATCAAGTGTTTTGTATATGTCGTTAATTAAATTATTCAAAGAGTTCATGTTGTCTCGCATCAAAAACTTTAGGTGTTAAAACTATCTGGCATTTGCGTGTTTCGGGGTTGAATATTAAAAGATGTATGCCATTTTCTTTTTGATCTCTAGTTAAGGATTGGGCCTTTCTATATCTGTATTGTTTATCGCTTCTAAGCCAGCTTGATTTAACATCGAATTTAAAAATTTCATTATCTTTAATAGCCACTAGATCTACTTGACCCGTACATCCACAATTCTTAAAAACTTCATAGCCAGAATCCCAGAGCCAAGTTACTGCATAGTACTCAGCTATATCGCCCGTTCTACTAGAGTCTCTTCTTTGTTGATGCTTACCTGCTGACATCAGTGTGTCTCTGACCAGTTGTTTCCGACATTGTACTCCCCGTCTAGTGGGCATTTTAGGTTTAGTTCTATACCAGCTTCTATAATAGACTCAACACCTAGATTACCGACAGCATCAGATATATTTTGTCCAGCCTCAACTTGCCATTCATCATGCACGTTAGCTACAAACTCAGCAGGCAAGTCTTTTATTTTTTCATTAAAGATAACAAGGGCCTTCTTCATTACGATAGCACCGGCACTCTGAAGCAGGCTATTTAATGCAGCGTGTTTAGATCTAATAAAAATCTTTCGTCCATCAAGCCCTTTTAAGTAACCCTTTGCTGATGCTCTTTCAACTTTATCTGTAAGAGCTTTGAATGATGGTAAATTATCGAAGAAAGATTTTCTAAGTTTACCACCAAGCTGTTTACCTCCACCAGCCACGCTTCCAAGTTTTTCATTTCCTGCTCCGTATAGCAGTGCATAGATGAATGTCTTAGCCTGAGCTCTTGATTCAAGTCCCGCAGATTTTTGGTTAGCAGTGTGGACATCTCCGTTAACGATTTCATTGGTGTAATCCTCATCATCAAGATAGTGTGCAAGCATTCTCAACTCAAGACCACTGGCATCAATACCCACTAGTTTATGTTGTTTTGCAACAGTCCAACAAGATCTACAGGCAATACCATAGGGTGAGTTACTGCTAGGAACTTGTGCTAAGTTAGGACTATTGTGGGTCATACGCCCTGTAATAGTGCCATTACTATTTACGAATCCCTTTACTCTGTTGTTATGATCTGCGCTTTTAAGCCACGATTCTATTTGAGCAACTCTTTTTTGGTACATCAAGTAGTCAGCAATTAGTTTTGCTTCAGGAATATCTTTTACTTTTGAAAGTATTTTCTCGTCTACTTGTGGTTGTCCAGTGGGTGTGAAGACTTCAGGCTTCCATCCAAACTGTATTAGATATTCTCCTATTTGTTTTCGTGACCCTAATTTAAAATCTGTTACGTGAACCCTTGCAACTTTGTTACTAGTTTTCATTATTTCAAATTCATCTTCAGTAAGTCTTGTGTTCTTGCCAAAGTTTGTAGTTGCTGATTTAGATAGTGAATTATCTTTCTTATACTGGGGATAAAGCCAAACAGTTTCTTCTTTTGGTTTAAATCGTTCATGCACTTTAGTTTCTACATCATCCATCTTGCTGGATATTTCAGAAAGTAGTGAAGAAGCTTTTTCTACATCAAGAAGAAAACCTTTGTCACGCTGGGCGCAGATTATCTTATAAGTCTCCATCTCAATGTCCACGCATTCAGGAGAGAATCCTTTGCTTTCTTTCTTCAAGGCATCAAAGACTTTTTTGTTCAACCGTACATCTTGCATACAGTAGTCCATCATCTCTTGACTAAAGCTATCATAATCTTCAAACTCAATCTTAGGACAACCTAGCGCGTAGCCCCAACGCTCAAGACCATGATTACCTTCACGAACTGGGTTAAATAATCTTGACAATACCAATGTGTCCACGAGAATCTTGTCGGTCAGATCGACTCTTGCTAAGTTTTTAAGAACTGGCACATCAAAGCCTATGATGTTATGGCCTATCAGTTTATCGACAGAGGATAAAAGTTTATATCCTTCTTCAAGCTCACTGGGGCCATACTTGTACTCTTCACCAGTGTCAATATCTAATGCACATATACACCATATTTTAGTTGCAGGAATAGGGTCAGTTTCAATATCAAAAACTAGCCTTCTCAAAGTTCTATTTCCTCATTATCGTCCACAAATATTTCATTGAGTCTACCAGTATCCTTGTCGTAAAGCAAATGTCCTGCAAGCCCTACCTCGCCCGTGTATCTTGATTTCAATATGCGTATACGTGTTGTAGAGGCTTCAATAGGATCATCGGACTGTTGATTACGCTCAAGTGCAATCACACAGTCTGATATTTGACCAATACCGTTGGAGCCTCTGAGATGTGACAAAGATACTTCAACTCCATTCTCATGTCCTTTGTTGCCATCCACACGACGTAAGTGAGACACAAGCATCATACCTACGCCTGTCTCTTCGACAAGAGAGCGAAGTCTAGTCATAATGTTATCAATAGCTCTACGTTCATCTCCTTCACCCATAGCAGAAGTCATCATGCCTAAGTGATCTATGACAACCCATCTACAATCAAGTCCGATAATCATGTAACGTAATTTAGAGAATAGTTCTTCTACATCCTGAACCCCAAGGTGCGAATGTACAATTAGACGATGTGCGTTTTCTTTGTCATGGAGTTTATCAAAGTAACTAGAAAGCTCTCCAGCAGGTAGCTCATCTCTAATTTGTTTTATATACAATCTCTTGTTGGCTTCAATAGAAAGAAGGCCATATACTGTTCGCTTCCAGTTTTCTTCAAGAGCAAGTATGCCTACATTATCTGTAGTTGTTTTTAGAAGCCAGTGTTCAAGCTCCCTAGTGACACTAGACTTCCCTAAGCCTGATCCACCCGTCCAAGTAACTAACTCGCCCTGACGTATCCCAAATAATTTTTCATTTAGTCCGACCCAAGGATAAGGTATAGATTCTTTTTCATCGTTCTTGAAAAACTCTTCCTTCATCTCAGTAATGTCGAGAACACCAGCAGGCGTATAGGTTTTAGCTGACCACCAAGAAGCCATGAACGCCGCGCTGCGATTGTTACGCAACATATCATTTGGATCTTTGAATTCATCAGGTATCTGAACTACCTTACTCTTCCCCGGCTTAAACAGTCTTGCGACTTTTTGTGCTGCGTCTTTACCCGCCTTGTCGTTATCAAAACAAATAACGATGTTGTCAAAAGACTCAAGGAACTCTAAGTTTTCTTTAACGTCTTTAACTCCACCGCCAGCACCGTTCTTTACAGATACCACAGGCCACTTAGAACCCATCATTTCGTATGCCGCCATAGCGTCACACTCGCCCTCTGTAATGGTAATAAATTTACCACCTGTCTGGCACAACTGCTGCCCAAAAAGCATCGTACCTTTCGGAGAGCCTCGCCATATAAACTCTTTAGTTTTACAGTCCCTAACCTTGGTGCCCACGATCTCGTTAGCAATGTAGTAAGGGTACATATGAGAGTTAATAGAACCATCGGAGTTTTTTGTACACTTAACACCAAACTTTTTAGCGGTGTTTAATGAGATGCTGCGATCAGTAAGTTCTAAAAACTCTCCTTCGTTAGTATTCATAGAATTATTTTTGTAAGTTTTGAAGTCTTCCACTTTTTCCTCTGGATCATCATAGTTTGGTATCCGCTCGTAGCAACTAAAACAATATGCCGAACCATCGTCATTAATGCTGGCGGCGTCACTACTCCCACATAAAGGACAAGGTTTATGGTAGGCTATAAATGCCATTTAATATCTCCAAATGTAAAGAAGGGGCCGAAGCCCCCCATTCAAGATGCAAAACCCGGAAACTCTTCTTCCCCCTCTTCCTCTTTCTGCTCTACTAACATCTCTTTAGTCAACTGACTAGCTATAGAGGAATTGAATCCCCTCAGAGCCATGTCAAGTTTAGCCGCAGTCTTTTGTGCCACTCTCAACTCTTTGTCTGTCTCCAGCAAAAGATTGAATGCAAGCTTCATTTGATCCGTAAATTTTTCTACGGCATAGGTTCCACCATCGTCGGCTGTAAAAGTCCAGCCTTTAGTTTCTTCACTCATAGTTCACTAAGCTCCTCTTCATCGTCTTCAATATCGAACTCATCGCCATCGACAGAGTACGAAATAAGCTCAAGGACTTGCATAGCTTGAAAGTCCAAGCCACGATACACAGTACCGCTGCGGGAAATTTCCCAAGGTTTGTATTGCACCTTAACCTTAGAGCCATTACCAATCTTACAGTCCATTGGTTTTTTCTGAGAGTCCAGAAGTTTTGGCGCAGTACGAATCATTCCATTAGGCCCGTTAACCTTGCGTTTAATAACAACCGTAGGGCCTTCTTCCTTGTCTACGACTTTGATCCCCTGTGATCTAAGCTCATCAGCTTTATCATCAGATATAACTAGATTAACTGTATACACAGGTTCAAAAGTTGTGTTGGGAGAAGTTACACTAGCCCAATACGCGATTCCTTCTAGTACCATAAAAACACTCCTATGATTTGTTTTACAAAAATTACACGATCCACGTTACGATCCACGTTACGATCCACGTTACGATACACGATCCACATTAAATGTCAAGAGTTTTATACACGCGATCCTTTGATAGCGTGTGCGCGATCCATACTATCTTTAACAGTATTCCTCTTCCCATTTCTTTCTTCTTTTGCTTAGTCCCTCCTGTTTAGCTTTATCACTAGCGTGACATTTAGCAGCGTACCAATAGAGACTATTCAAATCTTCTTTGAGTTGCCGCATCCCTATCGTAATTTTACCCCTAGCAAACTTAGGAGTAATGGTTCCTCTTTTATTACCAATCTTTATATTACACATACGCCAGCCGTCAAGGTAATACCATGTGTCAAAGTTGTCGCTGCGTTTTGGATTTAGCAAAGTTTGTTTTAGTTTTAAAATATCTTCTACCATTCGCCTAGCCTATCAATAAACTCAGGGAATAATGTACATAGGTCATCGTCAGTGATCCTCCAGCTACCCACTTCAGCGCAGCGCTCCTCCACAAATGTTATGAATCTAAACTTAATTTTTTCAGAAGGTAAGGGAGATCCTAGTCGCATGGCAAACAACTGGCACCACCAATCATCAACCATGCCACAAAACTCTGCTCTAGTATCGGTAGCACTCATATTTTGTCTCCAATTGAGTTTTTAAATAAAGCCTACTAAAAGATTCAGGGAACTCCTCGCCATGCTTTAACATTAAACGCAGAGCATCCTCTTGCATCTCATTACTGACATCCTCAAGACCACAATAGATTGTGGAATAATAAAGTATGTGATTACACATGTCAATTAAGTTTTGCATCACTGACACCCTGCTTTTCTTATAGTAGAACTAACCACCTTTCGAGGTTTTCGTATGGTAGCAGCTATCTCAGCATTAGTAAAGCCCCGCCGACGCATTTTAATTATTTCAACTATGTGAGGTCTAGGGGTTTTCATAGCACCCGAGGGCCAGTTCCTTTTAGGGTACATTTTATCAAGAGTATCATTGCAACCCTTTAAACATTTATAGAATTCAATAGTCATACTTCTTTCCTTTCAAGATACTTTTCTCCCCAGAAAGCAATATCGTTATGCAAATCTTTTAAAGTATTGTAAGCATCTTTAGTGCGTTGATACTGTGGGCTGACATGTTTGTGAGGTTCAGCAAGACGAAGTACATTTTCATAATGCTTCATGCGATCAGTTAGTATTTCTTTCATTTGAGTATTAACAAGATCACGTAAGCTATTTTCAAATGCTAAAGCAGTGCCAGAATTTAAAATGAGGGCCTTGCGGCTTTCAGAATAAACTATAAAATGATCCACAAATAAACGTATATTATCCAACGGTCACAACCTCCAACTCAGTTTCGATCCAAACCTTAGCACCGCATGGCAGTGGGTTATCAGGGCAATAGTAAACACTAACTAATGGCTTACCTTCAGAGTCTACAACGGCGGCATGATTAGCCTTCCTATTTTGTTTGTAGTCCTTAACAGTAATCACTGGCAACTCAGCACCCTTAGCATTAGCCTTGATGTTATGTTGATTAACATGGATCCTAGTTTTCATAAGTCCCTCTTTTAAAACTATTTTCTTTAAACCATTCTTCCATTACCCGGGGTTATATTAAGTGAGCAGTTTATCCACTTACTCAGGTGGCGGAGAGTTTTGATAAATAAATATTATTATTTAATGTCTTTGATTACTTGAATACATACACCATCGGTCACGCTGTACGATTTATACATACCTTTACCTAAATGAAGATGCGCTGAAGCCCTAGCTCTTGTTGAGTGTTCTTTCGGAACAATAAACCAATCACCTTGTTTCATACCAGAGAATAGTCCTTTCCAGCGTGAACGTCCAGAGATAGGAGCGGGAGCAGATTGAATTTTATAATAAGTAGCCATAATTTATTCCTTGTTTTTTAGGGTGAGCAGTTTTACACCATGCTCAGGGTGTCAGGAGAGCTATGCAGCTAATGGAAACTTAGCAATAACTTGTTGAACTTTATCGGATCTCTTAACCTGTGCTACAGGTATATCAATTTTATTTTTGCGGCTACCGACATGGTGGCTCGACCAATCAGTTAGAGCATTGTATACGGCCCAATAATTGTTACCCATGGCTGGCATGTAACGCTCATTGTACTGAGTCCAAGCATACATAAGAGATGCATTACTGTATGCTTTGGGCATACTCATAATTGATCCTGTAGTCTCGCCCTCTTTTAGTTTACCAAGTGCAAACTTAGAGCCTGTCGCCTCTGCAATATATTGGAATGCTTCTTGACGGCTAACTGTGTAATTAGCCCACTTGGCCCATAGTTCATTCTGAGTGTCTAATATACCCATAATCTTATTCATCTGACTTGCGCCGTGGTCTACGTTTAACTTGTTAGTATGTCTAGCTTTGTAGATTCCAGCAGTTGAACCAAGAAAAACTTGATGATTAGTGCAAGCACTTTGTAATGCACCAACCGTCGCCTGATAGGGCCACACTGAATTAAATGAATTAATATGTAACATCTCAAGAATAGCAGTGTCACCATCGGGAGTTGTTATTTCATGGTTGGGTAACTGGTGCCGAATAAAACAAACTGAACCGCCATCGCCAACCCTAATGGTTTCTTTAATACCAAGAAGGTTTAAGTCACTTCTCTCCAATACATTTCGAGCGGTGTCAATCATTTGGATATGTGATACTGGTTTGTACCGCTCACCGTGGATCGCCAATGACTCACCTGTATCTTCTCGGTAATATACTTTTTTACCCTCTACTTCTTCGAGCCTGCCCTTTATACTGTATAAAACTGGCGCAGATGAAACTTGAAAGTTTGCCTCGCCGTATCCATTGTCTCGCAAATTGTTTACATCTGAAGACGTTTTATTGAAAAATGAAACTACTGTGTTCATATGAACTCCTGATAATTAAATTACTTTGTCGTGATGACGGGGCCACTTTAGCGCAGCCCCAAAACCATGTCAAGCCAGTGACGCAAGCGTGGAAGGATTACCAAAGAAACTTGGTTGATCCATCTCAGCTAGTCTTTGTTTTATATTGGAACCCTTGCGAGTTAAAGTGCCTATACTGGAAGGCTTGTCAAGAAATCGCAGATCCGTAGTATCAAAGTTCTGTATCGATTCCTTCTTACTATTGATGACAAGCTCCGTGGGACGCTTGAACTCACCCTTGCATTCCTTAGTATTCAATGGGATTGCTACATTATATTTTCTTTTTACTGCCTCCTTAGTTTGTTGGATTGTCTTGTTACTCTTGAAAGACGCTGAGAATGTTAAGTGATAATTGGGTAGAGTATTGCGCTCTAACCTCTTGAAAACTTTAGTGTAATCATAGAACTGCACGTTAGGTAAACTAGCAATCAGGTCAGACCAATCAAGATCACTGGTGCCGTTGAGCCGGATACAATAGTTATCCTTTTCGTTTTTAATTATTTCGTATCGTAATCTTTCCTTGAACCCATCGGGGTCAAATACATACTGTATTGATCGCCTAGTCATAGCACGTTGAGACTGTGACATGGATAAACGACCAGAAGTTTTGCCTAAACAATCATCCTTGCAGCCTGCTGGATCAGCAAACGGGCAAAAAGTTTTAACAGAAACTGCATTTGAGGGTTGCAAATACAAGATTCCTGTGGTATAATCATACTTTTTAAGACCTTTTAAGATCTTTATAGAACTATTAAATCCCATAAGAGGTTGTTTAGTAGACATATAAAATGTCTTATTAGATCTTAAAAGTTCTAAAGACTCTGATGTTATTAAGTTACTCAAATGTTTACTCCTGATTTACGATCCACATTAGAAAAACACGATCCACATTACGTTGTCAACCCAGAAA